GCGTAGCGTGGCCATTTCATGCAGCATCTCCGAACGGTCTTCCCGCGCTTCTTCGGCTTGTGTCTGTCGCATGTTCCACACCTGCCTATGCAGCGCCCCGAGCCATGTCATCAGCAGCGCCGCGCCGCCGCCGACCGCCCATTTGAGGGTCTCCAAGCTGCCGTTGCCTTCAGGCAATTCGGTCTCCTTCGTCCCGCCACTTATTGATGGACTCGCACGGAGTCGGTTTGCACGAGTCCGCTTTCAGCCGCGGGCGGGTGTCCCGCCAGGTCCGCGGCGAGTCCCGGCCTGTGCGGCGTGCCCGCGCCGCCGGTCGGGGCGGCGCTATCCCGGCCAGCCGGATTGAATGTCGATGTCGGACGGCAGCTCGCTTGTGTGCGTCGCTGCCTGCACCTGTCCGTGCAGTTCTAGTCGTCGCAGTCGCGCATACGTGCGGTGTTGCCGGCCTGCCGCACGGAGGTCGTTCAGTTCGGCCAGAGACAAATCATGGCGCGCACTTCGAGCGTCCAAGATCGCGACGGGACCGCCCTCCGCGTCTGCGACTTCGATCAGTTCAAAGAGCGTGTCGCGGCTGGCGTTGGTCGCGGTCCAGCGGGTGTTGTTCCACTCTACACCACGGGTGAGGCAGGCCGCATGCTCGGCGTCAATCTCAGTCGCCTTCTTGGTCTTGGCTGCCGCCAGCTGCTCGGCATCAACCTCAGCAGCCGACTTTAAGTTTACGCTGCCCATCAGGTTGTCTCCTTTTTAACTGCGATCCACCCGCCGCGCTGATCCGACCACGCAGGTTCGTAGTCAGCCGCGTCCTCACCATTACGCTTGATGCCAACAAGCTGGACGTAAGCCACGGCTGGATCGTAGTCGGCGGCGTCGATCTCGCCGTCCTGCTCGGCCCAGTCGTTAGCGCCGACCGCTTGGCAGAGCGTAACGTGAAGCTCACCTCCGCTGTCCCGGTAGGCACCGCGGATCACATGGCCGGGGGCGAGGGAGAGCGTATCCACAGTGATACCTTGGAACTTCCCGCCCGTCTGTAGGCTGGACAAATCCCAGGACTCACTCTGGTCGTTCTGTTCTGCGGTGATGGTGTCGCCGTCAAAGCTGTACCGCTCCGGGGCGTCACCTGTTGCGAGGAAGTGCAGTTTCATGGTTTAAGTCCAGGTTCCAATAGCGTGGTAAAATCCACCGACTGTACGGCTTGAAACTGTGTCAATGTTTCCAAGCTGCAAAACACAATCAGAAGCCGTTTCATCGTTGACAGCCGTGTTCACATGATGTGCGGGACCGTCCCGCGTTCCAGTACTAATAATCGGTGGATTGTCAAATGATTTTGGAAAAGTTTTGGTAATTTCAGTAGTACTGTCAGTGGAAATCGATTGTACAGCCTCTTCACCCGTAACAACTTGAGTCCCATCTGAGTACCTCACCCAGTAGCCGTCGCTGTTGGAGCCGCTTTCCACGATTGCGGTTCCGCTGACTTCCGGCATGTTCGGGTGGTTAATGACCGGGTTACTGTTGCCGTCGTCTTCGTATTGGGCAACGTCGCCAATGGTCTTGCCCGTGTCTTTCGTCGCCGCCGTGCCAAGGGCAGATCCATCACGATACGGAATCCAACTAGACCCGTCCCAAGACGCAACCGTAACCCACGCAGAGTTCGCCTTGTTGCGGATTTTCAGCAGGTTGTTGGTGTCATCCACCCACCATTGGTTGGGGTAGGTGGTGCTAGGAGCGCTACTGCCGGCGTTCTGGGTTTGATCGGCCTGTAGGGCATCGTTCAGGTCGTTAAGGAACGACTGTCCGTCCTGATCTGCGATGCTGTAATCGTTCTGGCTCATATCGCCGTCACTCCGTTAGGGGCGCTTTGGTGCTAAGCTACTTGATCCGCCGACACGCTGGCTTCCTCAACCAGCACGTTGAACGCTGGGTCGCTGGTGGTCAGGCGAAGTTGGAACTGAAAGCCACGCGCTTCGTATTCGCCAACGTCTAGCCGCTCCCAAGCCGTCCAGGCCGGACTGCCAAACGGATCGTCATCGGTCGCGCGGACGAACATACGCGCATCAGCGCTGGCATCGTCGTTGCCAGTGATGCTTTCCCAAGTGCCGATGTTCTCCGTACGCGAGGCAATGGTGTCGCGCTGATTGACAATGATCGCTTTGAGCGTGCTTTCGAGCCGGATGTTCTGGACGCTGCCGACGTCAATTCCGCTGGCGAACGTGTAAGTTCCGCTTGACTGGACGCCGCTCAGTGCGGCAAAGCTGTCAATCTCCGACATCAGCGTTACGTCGCCAATCGTGCCTTGCGACGTTAATTGCAGGGCCGGCGGGTTGCGCTGCTCATCCGTAGTAGTCCCGCTGTCGGTGCCAGAGAAATTCGGGTGCGCTTGTACCGTGTCCACGTTGGCGAAAGGCTGGACCTTTCCACCCGCCGTGACCACGGACGCCACCGGCCCTTTGCGCCCCCCGCTGTCCACCGCGCGGGCCAGATATGTGCCGGATTTGAGTGGCAGCACCGCCTCGCTGACGTTGCCAGCCACCGCCTCACCGATTGACACGCTGGTTTGCCATGTTGCGCCGGATTGCGCCTGGCTATGGCGGAAGCGGATGCGTCCGCCTTGTCGAACGTCTAGGTCTGGATGCTGGTCCCACCGCAGAACGGCCAGACTGGACACAGCTTGTACCGTCAGGCCGGTGACCGGTTCGGGCGTGCTGCTACTGCCCTTAACGCGCACTGAGTAGCGCGGTGTCCACGGGCCGGAAAGCAGGTCGAAGCCTTCCCGCCGCCAACGGAGCCGGATGTCGTATTCTTCACCCTGATCCACGTCCGACAGGACGATTTCACCGCGGCGGCGTGCATCGACCACGGCTGGACGCCAGTTCTCGCCTTCCCCGCTTTCGCGGATTTCCGCTTCAATGAAGGCCCGGCTTTCGTCCCACGGCTGGACCGAGACCATGATGCGCGGCACGAGCCCCTGCGTCGCCGTATAGGAAAGCGCGCTTTCGTCCGTGCGAAGCTCAATGATGTTGACGGTCGGGATTTCTTCAATCGGCGTGATCTGGCTCTCAAATGCCGGGATCGTGCCTTGGTCCGCCTGATAAATGGCCGGGCTGTGATCGACCGCCGTGATCTTGGCCGTCAGATTTTCGCCGGGTTCTATGCTCTTGACGACCAGCTCAACGCTTTCACTACCGACCTCCCCGAACATCGCCAGATCGCCAACCTCCGGCGCGTCCGCAAGGTCGAACGGCGTCGAGAACGTCAGGTCCTGCGTGTCGCCGGCAACGGTGTCCACGTCCTTGACCAGCGTGTCGCCGTTCGCTAGGCGAAAGCGGAGGTTGTAGCTCTTGCCCGCCTCCATCGTGACTTCTTCGTCCAACCGAACGCCGGTCGCCTGCGCCGGGCTGCCGCCGTCATCGGTGACGGACACCACACGCCCACTGTTCAATCCCCAGAGCGGCACATCATGGGTGACGCGGATCAAGTCGCCGCGCGTGCAGACGATGTGTTCAACGTCCGCGCTGAACGTATAGACCTCGGGTCGCAGCCGAGCCGTGGCGATGTGGTAGCGCCCGAGCTTGTAGGCTTGCTCCGGCGCCGTGACGCCGGCTAGTTCTAGCCCCTCAAACTTGGTAGCGTTGTCTTCGTCATAGCCGTCGTCGTAGACGATCCGCTCGTCCTGCTCGTAGCCCTCGTTCTCGTTCGGAAAGCGGATGCGGAAAGCGTGCGGTTGCTCCGGGAACGCCTTTTGGCCTTCAAAGCCCCACGAGTTGCGCGGCGTGAAGTGCTGGACGGGCGTCGTGCGCTCTTGGTCGATGACCACCGACCATTTGCCGTCGCGGATTGTCGGCGCCGCCCGGCCTGCCTGCGCGATGTCGGCCAGCTTGCGCTGGACGCTGGTTTGCGTGTCGCCGGGAAAATTGTAAGCAAAGCCGTTGTCTTCGCAGAAGTCGTGCCACTCTTGCAGGGTCGTGTCGTCTAGCCGGCTGGTCGCGAGCGCGCGGGCGTTGGCATTGCCGGTCAGCACGTCGCGGAAAGCGCTGGCCGGGTTAACCGCAGGTCGCTGCACCCAGCTAGATCCATCCCAATCCGGCAGGATTGCCGTCACGTCCGCGTTTAACTGATCGATGACGCCATTCAGTTGGTCGGTCGCGCGGATGCGGAGCGCCGTGACCGCAATGGGCTGCTCAAACGTGATCGGCGGTTCGTTGGTGATCGTGCGGAGCGCCGTCCAGGCTACGTCGTCGAACACCTGATTGTCGTTGGTATCCGCTGTGACGCGGCGCAAGCGAACGTCGTACTGACCGCGCGGCACGTCAAACCGGACTGATCGGCGCAGGGCGTTAGTCTGTCGGCCGACGATGCGGAAGGTAGCCGGGTCCACCGTACCGCTGGCGAGAGAAACCGTTGTTGGCGTGCTGTCGCTTCCGACCGACAGGGACGGCGCGAATCCGGTCGCTTTGCCACCAAGATCACGCACGTCAGCCAGCGAGCCGGAGACCCCACCTTCAAGAAAGGATATTTTTATTTGGAAGGTAGCGACAGCTAACGCGTTTTTTGGTATCCAATTAATTGGATTTCCTTCAGGCGGTTCAACAAAATTTTCTCGCTTTTCCAATTTTGCTTCGCCGCTAAATTCGTTAACGTAAACGACGCCCGTAACATATCGCGGAAGAAGCGTTGGAATGCTGTAATAACGATTCCCTTGAATGATAGCGAGATTCTGCGATCCAACCGATTTTGTCTGGCCAACGCCTTTCCAGTCGTTGGTCCCGGTCGGCGCGTACTGCGCCTCAACCTCAACCGTCCGGCTCTGCTTGTTGCCACGGTCGTTAAACTCCACCAGCCCGCGTGGGAACGTGATGTCCACCACAATCTCATCCGCGTCCGGCTCGGTGGTGCGCGTGGTGAAGCCTTCCGACTGCTTGAGCGCGATGGACAGCTGCTGCTCGTCCACCGTGGCCGGGAAAAACGGCAAGCTGGTGAGCTTGGAAAAGCCGGGGTCTGTTTCAACCTGAACGTCCGAAAACTCCTCGATCAGGGTCTCACCGATACGCAGGTTTTCGATCAACAGCGGACCATACCCCCAGCACACCGCCATGCGCAGATACTGGTCGTCGCCGTTGACTTCCGTCACGTAGTCGGCGGCCAACGGCGGATACATGCGGTGCTTGCCGAGCGGACGCGGGACGGCGCCGAACTTGTTAGCGCGGTTGCGACCGCCCCGGATGGACAGCGACGGACTGTCCTGCGTGCTTTGGCCGGAAAGGTCCGGGAGCGAGGGCTGCGACGGCGGGATTAGGGCGTTGATGGCGAGGGAGCCGGCGACGGCAATGCCAGCGCCGGCTATAGCTGCCCCCGTAGTGCCCAATATAGCGAATGCTTCGCCGCTTGAAGCGAAAACTGCACCAAGACCGCCACCGCTCACAAAGGCAGCTGCCGCAATCACGGCGATGCTCAGCACCGTCCGTAGCGGGTTCTTGTCCCCGCCCCCGCCGCCGTGCGGGACAACGCGGATGGTGACGGTCGTGCCGGGCTTAGGCCGCACGCGGTGCCAGTGCTCGCGCGGCACTTCCCAGTCGCCCAGCATAATCCGCGCATGGCGACGCAGCACCGGGTCCGGCTGGGCGCGCTCCAGCATTTCCGCCAGCGTCAAGCCAGCGAGCATCTGCTGATCGGTGCGCTCCACCTTAAACGGATGATGCGCTGCGACAACGCGCACGTCTTCCCCGCCCGGCGGGATGACCTCGCCGTTGAGTGCTGTCGTGTCTTGGAGGGTCATGCTATCCTTGGAACCGATAGACGCCGATCAAGCGGCGTTTCCATTGCGGCCCGTCGTACCGCTCTTGCACCGTCTCGCACCCGGCCTCGACGTGCAGCATCCAGCCCTTGGCCGTGACCAGCCCGACATGCACCGGACGCCCGCGCACGCGCAGCAGGGCTACGTCGCCGGGCCGCTCCTGCCCGATGGCGACCGGCTGCCACGCGCTCTTTTCGCCGTCGATCAGGCGGCGCAGCTCGTCGTAGTCCAGCGGCGTGGCGTAGTCGCCAGCATAGGACGGGACGTGGACGCCGAAGAGGTCACGCAGGCCGATCCAAACCAACCCGTAGCAGTCCAGCCCATGCGCTGGGTCGCGCCCGCCCTCAGCAAACGGGATGCCGATGAAGTCGGAGACGTTCATGCCTGCTCGCAAGTGTAGACGCGCTTGGGCTCTACAATGTGGTTGTGCGTAGACAAAACGCGCATCCGACGAACGCCACGGCCAACTGAAACTCCTACTACGTCTCCCTGGTCGGCAACGCAATGCTCGTATGGGACTGCGAAAACATTCCCGGTTTCTGTGATGATGTCACATGATCGTGGCGTGAAAATTTGCACAAATTTATTCATGTGCTTTTTTCGCTCCTCAGAACAGGTCAAAACAGCCCCGGAAACCGCGCCGGGTCAAACTTGCCGGCAGGGTACGGCTCCTGGGCAAACCGCTCGATATTCAACTGCCCTTCCACCGTCAGCACGTTGTACCGCACGTCGCGCAACTGAAAATCCGCGAAGTCCGCCTCCACCGTATCGGGATCGCTGCCAAGCACAATCTTAATGTCCACGTCCACCGCCGTGCTGACTGACCGAACGGCCTGCACGATCTCGCGCGACACGTTGTCAATGGTCAGGCGCGCGGTGGGCGGACCTTCGTCCGTGTCGTCCGGCAGCTCGATCTGAAACGGGAACGCAACGTAGGTGTTGCCGTTGTGGGTCGTATCCACGCTATCGCTGCTGACCCGGATCGGCTGCGACAAGCCGGGGTTGCTGAGTTCCAGCAGGATAATGAACGCTTCGCCCGTCTCCTCGCCGTAGACGGCTTGGCGGAAGGTCAGCGACGTGTTGCGGCTCATGGCAGAATCTCTAACTGCATCTGGGCGCGGTAGTAGTCATTGCCAAGCCCGCTGTAGCTAACCAGCGTATCGTCACGCAGCGGCACGAAGCGAAACGACACGCTGTTTTGTGTGCGCGGGTGGGTCCAGTCAAAACGCAGCGCGCCGCCGTCTAGGTCGTTTTCCAAGAAGCTTTCCAGCGTGGCGACCTGCGCGCCCGTTAGTTCCAACTGCGCGCCGAACGTCCGCGTGCCCGCCGTGTACCGACGGCGCACCTTGTCCGGCCCCTTGTCCATCTGCGTGCGGACAAGGGTGTTTGGCGTGTTTTCCTCGTAGCCCTGGACAAGCACATAGTCTGGCAGGCTGCTAGGCCACGTCGGCATTAGCGGCCCCCCGTGCTCGGTGTAAGCCCAAACCGGCTGCGCATGGGCTTGTCATGGACGCCGCTGGCGATCTGGCGCCCCACCTCTTTGCCGATGGTGACGCGGATGTCTTCGCCCCCGTTGCCGTTGCGGGTGCGCTGCACGTTCGCTTCTTGGCCGCTGTAGTTTTCAACGTAGACATTGGTGTTGCCGCCCTGCATCTGCAC